TTGGTCTCGTCTTCTTTTACTACTGGGTCAAATGGTTTGTTACAAAACAACCTTTGGACCCGGACTTTATGCCAACAACCAACGCCTGCCCTGACTATCTCTCCATCGTACCAAGTAATACTGTAGATCCCGCGACAGGTGCGCCATTGTATAAACCATCTAGTAATACATCGTATTTATGCGTTGATTATGTTGGTGTGAGCCGTAACGGTGCTCTCAAAAAGATGGATCCTACAAAAATTTCATCTCTTATTAACAATCCTTCTTATGTATTTTCAGTAGATCCGGCTAGTGATTTTAAAGGTGCACAGGGACATAAGGCATTCCTGGACCGACTCATAGCGGCTGGGCTCTCTTACAATTCACTAGGTGAAGAATCTCTACCTACGAAGGGACGGCACTCAAACGGGTCACCCGCCTACCACGGTTAAAATTTAAAAAATCCACTATCTAACTAGAGATGTCCGTAAATAATAATATAGCGGCGAGACAATGGGCAAAGACAATGCACGGCATTCAAAAGAATTTGTACTGGGTTCTAGGATTAATTATTGTTGGATTTAGCGCCTATTTTTACTACAGCGGATTAAATAGACCCGTTGCAGGAGTACTATGGTTTTTGGGCGGATTTTTGATCATTTATTACTATTGGATTAAATGGTTCGTTATAAAGTCGCCGCTAGACCCCGATTTTGACCCCTCAGCCGTAGGTGCCTGCCCCGACTATTTGTCATCCGTGCCTAGTAATACTGTAGATCCGATGACCGGTAGACTATTATATCAGAATCCTCAGGGTGATTCATCGTATTACTGCGTTGATTACGTCGGCGTCAGCCGCAACGGTGCCCTAAAGAAGATGGATCCGACACAACTCGGCAAATACATAAAAGACCCTTCTTATTCATTTAAGATGAGTGCAATTGATGTTACAAATCCGCAGTCTATATCGTCATTTAGAGACCGTCTAGAAAATTATGGACTTTCTTACAATTCCCTGGGCAACTCGTCGTTACCTACCCAAGGACGTATGAGCGGAGGTCCTGTCAATAGTCCGCCACCGCCAGGACCAGGCACTGGAGCACCAGGTGGAGTCCTAGGAGCTGCGGCATCCGTTGCGGCGGGAGTTAACGCATCAACAACTATAACAAATGGACCGACGCCGCGTACTGATACAGCAGGAGGATCGTCCGCACTACCAGGTGTTGCGGGAACATCTATGATGCCTGCTTCAACCTCGGCGCCAACGACGATGACGGGTGCCAGCGACGCGGCAGCGCGCGCAGGGGGGGCATAATACTAGACTTTAATCTAAAGATACTCGTCACCTAATAACTAAATGGCGACTATTCATACAAGCCTTTTTAGCCAAATCATTGATTGGGCAAAAAAGCCTGCTCCGCGTACTCCATCGTCGTTGTTTCTATACGGACCGCCTGGTATCGGTAAGACAACGCTCGCTCGGCTCGCTTTGGAACAAGCCGGATACCGAGTCGTAGAATGGAATGCGTCCCAGCACCGTCACAAAGCCGCTGTAGAAGAGTCGCTTGTACCTCTACTGCGTAGTTGTAACGTCGCCGATTTCTTTCGCCCTGAAGGTCCGCGCAACCTCGGTATCATACTAGACGAGATTGACGGAATGTCCGTCGGTGATAAGGGTGGTCTGTCTGAACTTGTACGGATCCTGAAAGAGTACAACGGTCACAATGCTATTGTCTGTATCTCCAACGAATGGATGGAGAAGAAGTTTCAGCCATTTTTGAAGTTATGTAAGACATTTCAGATTTTTGCCCCGTCGCCCGCCGATGTTTACTCTCTCATAAGGACGCAATTTGATAAAGTGCCAAAGAATTGCGATTTAATGAAACTAGCATCCGATTTGCTTGCCGTTCATTCCGGCGACTTGCGTAAGATTCTTCAATCGGTGCGTGAAATCAAAACCGATATGGTCAACGGTACGATTTCGGTTGCCGATGTTAAAAATACAATTGAAATTGGGTTAGCTGATGCGAAGGCACTCGGCTCTAATCGTATTCGGCGAAGTGAAACAATCAAGTCGGCGGTCGGTCAACTGCTACGGGGCAGCCTGGATATGACCACTGAAGTGCCGCTCAATAATAACGACCTCAATTTGGCGGGTCTCCATCTACACGAATCGTTGCCCACATGGATTTGCCGATTTATTGGCAATAATGAACAGGGCTATGAGGTCTATAAATCGGTGTTTCAAACAATTCTATCGTCCGATAGGCTAGACTATTATACCTTTTTCTTCCAACACTGGACATTGTTTCCGCTAACGTATCAGGCAAAACTCCAAGCGGTAAATCAACTGCTGTTTGAACGCTATTGTGTCAGTGATGAAGCGGCATCGGTATGGAAAGACGATGATATGGAATACACAGCGGTGTTATCCAAACAGTCTATGTTATATAATCAGTTTCGGTACTTGTGCGAAATGCGCGATGCCTTCGTAGAAGCAAATCCCGTCTTTGACGGCGGATTTGACTCAACGTTTTGGAAAGCGAATTTATTCATTACAGCGGCAAAGGTTGAACTGGAAAAGAAAGATTGTCCAGGATACGGCAAGAAGATCGGTGGATTTGTATGGGAGAATACCGAATTTTGGCGTGGTATATTACCTAAGTGGTTTCCTACCGGCGATGCCAACCGATTTATGCGACTCATTCAGGCGCTAGATATTCCGAAGCCAATTGCATTTCCTAACTAGACCACCGCTTCTCACAATGGCTATTATGTCCACCTGGGCAGTAGTCCGTCTGTTTGAACCCCTCCTCCTTTTTACAGCACTCAGCGTTGTGCGATTCCTTGGCATGCGGATTCTTATGACCCGTTTCAGCATTAATATACTGTGTACAGAACTTCTTTCCGCACTCCCAGCACCAAGACCTGCCGCAACCGGCACCGATAAAGAAATTATTTGTGCCAGTGGGAAGCCCACACGCAAAAATGTAATTACACGCATAATCCTTCAAGCACCACCGTTGGCACCAGGGACATTGCTTGGCGTCCATTTACGAAGGGGTCCGAAAGGAATTATAGTCATTTTACTTAGCCGGTAAGATATTGACCAAGAGTTCCTTGAATCCAGGCATCTTTTTCACATCCTCAAACTTATACATACTATTGTACCAATTAAAGGCGTAAATATCGGTCAAACGTAACTTATCCTCGCCCTTAATTACACGTCCGATACGCGCGTGGGTATTCTTATTAATAATACGTTGGGGCAGTATAAAATCGGCACGCTCCTTAATAAACCCACATTGTAACTTATAAATACGGAAATAGTTAGTTTTTCCCTCCCGCATATCACGATTGCCACGTTCGTACTCGTGCTTTAGCAAATCCATAGTCAGAGTATTAAGTTCCTTGAATGGCTTGTAACCCTTTGCGCACCCCATAAACGAATTCGTCAAATGTCTATAACTCTCCAGATCATAAGTACCAATAAGATCTATCTTGGACAAATCAACCGGTAAATCCTCCAACCATAGAATATCTAAATCGCTATACATTCCGCCCCACTTTTGAAGAATGTTAATACGATATACATCGGAAATGAGGGCAACCGGCAAGAGGACGCCTTGTATGGTACTATCTTCAGGGAACGTTTGATGTTCAATACGGAATTTATCGTGCTTCTGCTCAATCTTATACGGATCGTACTTGCCCTTAATCTGATTTGGCTTGACATCCGTATGTAATACAACCTTATAAGATGTATTTAGAATCGCCGACATCACACTGACATATTCACCCTCCCCGAAATTCCGGCGATTGATCCATATAAAGTGCATTAATTTCGGAATCGGCATTTCTACTGACATAGATTAAATTAAAATTGGCGTCGGGACCGCGTTATAGTTCTACTGTGTATACCCCCTCCCGGTTTGAGCCTGCGGTAAATAAAATCGCCGGCTCAAGTATAAGCAATATGGCAAACCCCCACCACTCTCCCCGCTCCGGCAAGTTCAACCGCAAGACCCGCGCCCACCGCCGCTCGCTGGTCGCCAAGCAGACGCGTAACAACAAGGGTCGCTTCGGACCGAAGAAGGCGACGCGCCGCAACCGCCGCCGGTAAACGGGCGGTAAGGACCGCCGGTAAACTGACGGTAAGGACCGCCGGTAAACGGGCGGTAAGGACCGCCGGTAAACTGACGGTAAGGACAGCCGACCCCGCATTGCGATTTCTAACCGACTATTGCCGGTAGGCATTTAACGCCGTTTCTTTTTCTGCGTTTTCCGCCAATTATCCAATCGCTTTGCTAACCGCTCAGCATTATACATAGTTGCTCCTCGGCATTTCTTAACAATGCCCTCGCGCAAATATGAAACCAAACTCAGCCGCATACTCGTCTCATCCTTCGGCACCATAGGGCTATTGCCGTGTAGCTGATGGACATCCATCGCTAAGAAATCTCCCTGGCGACAGTCCACAGCACAGCCATACTGCGGAAACCCGGTATGAGCCCCCTTATACGGTGCACCGCTCTCTAACACAACTAGATTGCCGAATCCCGCCGGCCAATCTCCCGAATCGGTATGTGCCGCCGTACGAAAATTCAGATTCGTCGTAATCGTGGAGAACGCAGTACCTTTAATATGGAACGGCGTTGACTTAGCGGCTCGGAGTTGATTTGCGTGCTCTTTCGGACACAGCTTCTTATACTGCTCATCAATCTCTTTAATAAGCGGCAGGCACGCATTCCAATTGTCGGGATGGTTCAAATTAAACGAGGTGAGACGGCATTGACTCGGTGGCTTTATCCCCGAATGTTTAAACGTAGACTTCTGACTCACCGACCATTTATCAAAATACCCAATAATATTTGACATCACCGGTTTCTTCTTACCTGTCGCCGTTCCCTTATTGGATCCACTCGCAATACCACGGTCCGTAGACGAATGTTTTGCGAACTCCTTGAGCGCTTCAAACGTATTTGTAGACTCATTTTCACTGAGGACTCCCTTACGGAATCTGAGGAGTAGTTCCCCATCCTCCGTATAGACATCGGCGCTATCCTTGAGCACTACAGGATAGTCCTCGTCTTTTATAAACGTACGAGTTTTCGCCTTTGTTTCCTCATCGGTCAAAATCTTCTTGACGATATATACCGGCACTTTGCCCGATTTATCGACAGATACAACTGGATTTGGCATCTTCCTTTAATGGGCGGTCATTTCATTTTCATGAATCAAGTATACCACCTCCAACGGATTTGTACGACCCAAACGGTTCGCACGACCAATAATCTGACTCTCCAACTCCGCCGACATACGATGAAACAGCATCACATGCGTCGCCGACTCAATATTGAGACCCGCGCCCATATTGCGTGCATTGAGGAATAGCACATTATACTTACCAGACTTGAACTCGCGTAAAAGCTTTGCAATACGAAGTTGCGATCCATTGAGCATAGAATACTTGATATCCGCTGCATCCAATGAATCCTCTAGCTTTGTAAAACTCGCATCGTACGAACTAAACATTAAAACACGGGCATTCGGATTCTCCTTCATAAACTTCACAAAACTATCGTTTTTGTTTAATAGACTATTTGTCTTTGGTGCCTCCTGCACCTGAGGCTGGGCGGCTGACTGTCCCAATACCTTAATATCTTTAATGTTCTCAATACGCGCACGGCACAACGGGCAACTTGCTACGCGCTTGAGTGACTCACACAGACACGCAAAACAAAAGAGCTGCTGGCAGCACGGCGTTACCGACGGATTTGCCAGGTCGCAATAACAAATCGGGCACGTCTGCTCCTTTGCCCGCTTGAGTCGCTCCTGAATTGCCGAAATACGACTCTCAATGGACGCAATCTTCTGCTCCTGTGCTTCAATCGCCTTCTGCTTGAGCGACTCTGTAGAATATTCAAGCGTTTTCTTATACTCGTACGTTACCTTTGCATTATGGAGTTCCTTCTGAATAGCTGCCGTTACCGCATCCGTAATCTCCGTCTCCGTATACGAGTTCATTCCAAGACTCTCCAACGCACCCGCTACATCACCCGCATTGAGTCGCTCCATCATTTCACGGGAAATAAAACTATCTAAGACACGAATGTTCGTCGGTGTAGCGCAAATAATCTTCCGCGTCGTTGTAGTCGGCATCGTGAAACTCGTCTTAATATAATCTTCAGACGAATGAACAATAAGGCGGGCGCTCTGACTGACTGCTGCATTAATCGCCACCGTTGAATGATTCGCCGAAATGCCGCACATACGCCGTACAATATTTACGTGACGGCAACCAGGGATTTGTAGATAGTGATTATTCTGTAGCTTCTTTACCCGATCAATCACGTACGGCGGAGTCTCATCTGGCGGAGTATAGGCACTCAGTACATTAAAGTACGCTCCACCCGCAAATACCAGATTCAGCCAACTTGCCGAAATAAACCAATAAAAGAGTCCATTAATATCGTCCCAATCAGTCGTAATAGCAATACTATCCGCCTCATCTATAAACACTCGCCTCCAAAGAATATTTCTCGGATGGTGAATGGCACGAAACGAGTTCCACATCGTAGAGGATACGAAGAGCGCATCATACTGTTCTATCGTTTCTAACAAATTAGGTAGTTCAGCCTCTTTCCGCTTTTTGACAAAACAGCACTTCAGCGTCGTATCGTTGGCAACATACGCTTCCCACTGCCCCATCAGGGCGTGGGGGATAATAAAAAGAGACGTACTTACTTCTTTGAGTTTCATTCCTGTACCACTCATTACCTGGGTACGGGTACGGAGGAGCCCTACATCTCGCCCGTCTCCTAGAATAGCATTGCCGCGTATAATATACTCGTTGTAAAGCGGGGGCGGCGGGGGCATCTTTACCAAGGAAAGGGCGGTCAGAGACTTACCAGATCCTACGCGGTCGCCTAGAATTCCATAAGAAGTATAGAGTTTTCCGCCGACCGACTCTCCCGCAATAGCATCTACGTCAAGACCGTTCGTCTTGGCACTTTCTAAGCGCAGAGCGGCAGCGAGTGCCGACTGCTGATGTAGCAGCAGGGGTGTTTTGAGCCACTGCGGCGTAACCGACTTTGCCGACTCTTCATTTAATTCTTGGCTATAGAGGGCTTCAAAAAACGACCATAGCTTTCTTCGCGAAATAATGGACATGCTATCTACCGCTTTTTTGTTAGCGGGGTTTAAATCCTATAGAGCAACATGTTGAAGAGGGGTCTAAATATTGGCGTGTTTAGATATAAATAAGATGTCTGCTGTCCCAGAATGGCCTGGCAAACTTGTCAAATCGGCAACCAAGCCGTTTGTTTCCATCCT